ATGACTAAAAATTATAATGATTTAGGAGTAGAGTTTAAGTACCTTATTGTAAATGACATGGACCAGAAATATGGTCTTTGGGTAAATACTGTGGGCTTTCAGTCTATCCAGCCTAATTCTCCTTATCCGTTGAAGGATCATCCTACCGGTTATTTTTTCAATGCGCAGAAAGGACGGATTCTGCGCGAGTACCAGTTGGTCTATATTACTAAAGGGAGGGGGGTGTTCTCCTCGGAGACCACGCCAGAGAAGCAAGTGTGCAAAGGACGACTGATGGTGCTGTTTCCTGGTCAGTGGCATACATATTATCCTTATGTGCAGACGGGTTGGAATGAATATTATATTGGTTTCGAGGGAGCTGTGATTGATGATATGGTGAAAGGTGGTTTTCTATCGAAAGAGAATCAAGTGTTGGGGGTGGGGTTGAATGAAGAGCTCGTTTCACTTTTCTCTCGCGCTTTGGAAATTGCGGAAGCTGATAAGATTTCTTCCCAGCAATATCTTGCCGGTATTGTGCTACATATGATAGGGATGATATTGTCCATCTCTAAAAACAAGATTTTCGAAGTGGGTGATGTCGATCAGAAAATAGAGCAGGCTAAAATCATCATGAACGAGAATGTATTCAAGGATGTTGACCCGGAAGAACTGGCAATGAAGTTGAATATCAGTTATTCCTGGTTTCGCAAAGTATTTAAGGATTATACCGGCTATGCTCCTGCAAAATATTTCCAAGAGCTAAAGTTGCGTAAGGCTAAGCAATTGCTGGTGGGTACTTCTTTATCGGTGAAAGAAATCTCTTTTATGCTCGACTATAAGTCTACCGAGCATTTCTTCTCCTCGTTTAAGAAACGTACGGGGTTCACTCCATTGGAGTATCGCTCTTATGGTCGGGAAACCGGAGGAGAGGAGGTATAAAACAAAAAAAGACTTAACTTCTAAGAGTTAAGTCTTTTCTGTCGGAATGAGGCGAGTTATTGTGCACGTATCTGCTTCGCCAAAGAGCTGGTTATTAGAAAATGATAATATGTTGATTCGTTGATTACACATTGAGTTTGTCCCGATTTCGTCCCAGATAGACTTATATGTAGTGTTAATATTTAGGTATTATATACTCCGTTTCTCCAAACTTGATTAACTTGCAGTGGCACATTTTGCATCGTTCTCCTCGGGGGCATCTTTTTTAGTTTCTTTGAGTTGTTCTTGTAATCTGCCAATTTCACGGTTTAATTCTTCATTTCTTATTCTTAATTCTTTGTTTTCTTCTTTTAGATGTTGAAAGAGGTAGATTTCATTCCATGGTATGCTTCATATATATTTCAAGACATCAATACCACCGAAGAGCGAAGCGATGCTGTCAGCACCATCTGCTCCATGGTGGTCATGGTGAAGGACGAAGTCAAAGAGTCCATGTACCTCAAACAGCTCCAGTCATTCTATGATGACAAGAAGTTGTGGCAAACGGCCATCAACCGGGCCAAGAAGCTTGATAAAGCCAAGCAAGTCATTAATGAGAGCAAAAAGATAGACCGTGACCTTTATCAAAAATATGGCTTCTATGAAGAATACAATGCTTACTTTGCATTGGCTGGGGACAGTGGGAAAGCTGTGCAATGGAGCAATTTCACCATGTTGCCTCTATTCCACATCAAAGATTCCCTCCTGCCCAAACGTCTCTACCGAATCAAGAACCAAAACATGCAAGAGGAAATCATAGAGATGAAACAAGAAGACCTGGTGTCATTGTCCAAGTTCAAGCAAAAGGTAGAAGGCCTCGGCAATTATATCTGGCTGGCCACTGAAAAAGAACTCACAAAGCTGAAGATGTTCCTTTACGAACAGACCGAGACTGCACTTGAGGTGACACAGCTTGGCTGGCAACGGCAGGGGTTCTTTGCCTTCGGTAACGGATGTTTTGATACGGAGTGGCATATCGCGGATGAATACGGTATCGTACGGTTGAAGAATGGCAATTTTTACCTACCGGGTTGTAGTACCATTTATCGTGATGACATCAAATTATTTCAGTTCGAACGCAGGTTTGTACACACCACGTACAACAATGTCAGCATAAGGGTGTACAGCGAACAGTTGATTCGTGTATTCGGAGACAATGCTAAGGTTGGCATCTGCTTCTTGATCGCTTCCCTTTTCCGGGATATTATTTCGGGGCAAACTAAAAGTTTTCCCATCCTTAATCTGTTTGGCCCGAAAGGTAGCGGCAAATCAGAACTCGGTCACAGCCTGATGTCGTTCTTCATCATCAATAATAATCCGCCAAACATCCAGAATGCGACTATTGCAGCCTTGGGAGATGCGGTGGCACAATGCGCCAATGCGCTGGTGCATATTGACGAGTACAAGAATTCCATCGACCTTGACAAACGGGAGTTCCTCAAAGGCTTGTGGGACGGAACCGGCCGAAGCCGCATGAACATGGACCGGGACAAGAAGCGGGAGATTACGAGCGTGGATTGCGGTGTCATCCTATCCGGTCAAGAAATGCCGACAATTGACATCGCCCTATTTTCCAGGTTGATTTACTTGACCTTCACCAAAACGGAATTCTCCACGTCTGAGAAACAGGCATTTGACCAATGCAAGTCAATACGCGACTTAGGACTGTCGCACCTTACTTTGCAGCTGTTGCGCTACCGGTCAAAAATGGAGACGGATTTCACGTCCTCCTATCGCCAGTGTATGGGGGATTTGAATGAACGCTTGAAAGGCGAGAGCATAGAAGACCGCATCCAGCGGAACTGGGTCATTCCGTTGGCCGCCTTCCGCGCGCTTGAAGCGGTGCTCGACGTGCCATTTACTTACCTGGAGCTGCTGAACATCTGTGTGGACGGCATCATCCGGCAGAACCGTGAATGCAAGAGCAACAACGAACTGGCCAACTTCTGGAATGTGGTCAGTTATTTGCAGCAGGACGGTGAAATATTCTTAGAGTCGGATTTCCGCATTGATTATTTGTCTGGGCTGAAGACAAACAAGGTCAAGGACCTCGCTTTTAAGCAGCCACGCCCTATCCTGCGTATGCGCACAGACCGCATCTTCATGCTGTATAAGAAGTTCAGCAAGCAGGTGGGAGATACCGCTTTACCGACTGAATCGTTGAATTTCTACTTGGAGAACTCCAAAGAATACCTGGGGGTACAAAACTCCGTCCGTTTCAAGAACATATTGAAGGGGGTAGAAGTAACCAAAGAACTGGAGGCCGGTGGACAAAAGTATTATAAGAAAACCAGCGTGACCAAGCAGGCCCTCTGCTTCGATTACACGGAGCTGATGGCAAACTATAATATCAATCTCAACATTGATATGGGAATGCCTGACGAAGAGGAAGCAGGGCGGGATAATAAACCGCCGGAGGACAAAACTTCTCCATATAAATTTTAATGTCTATCATAGTTGTGCGGAAGCTCTTGCCTGTGAAGGTAGGGGCTTTTTTCTTGCCTTTTTGAGACAAAAAAGATGCTTTATTTTGGGGCAAAAAATGCTTCTACACTTTCTACACTTTCTACATCTTTATAAATCAGTGTTTTATGTTATAAAAAGATGCTCTACAAGCTTCTACAAATTTCTACAAAATGCTGCTTTTCTGTATTTCTTCTACAAATAGATACTTTGTAGAAGGTTTTTCTACACTTTTTCTTCTATACTAAAACCGTTATGTTGTTGATATATAGGTAATTTTATACTTTGTAGAAAGTGTAGAAGGTGTAGAGGGCAAAATGTGCCTGCTCCAATAGAAATAAAAAACAAGAGAGTGATGAATATATTAATCAATATGCGTATTTTTGTATAAAAATCAATGCTTTAAATGACGAAGAAAGACCGATTTGTGTGTTGGCTCCCTTGCAAGCCTTATGTCAAGCAATTCCTGCTGTACAATTTCAATGCCCCGGACGACACTTGGACAGAAATAGTCAATCTGTCCCCGGACAAGGAGCTGCAGAACGACTTCCTTTCCAGGCTTGCAAAACCCGGACGATACGAGAACAGATACCGGAACCTGGCACGATATACCGCCAACGTGGCGGTGGAGATACGCCGTGATGACTTCTACCGATACGGATGGGCGATGTCGAATACCGAAGTGGTGGCGTTCGGCAGCAAGGTGGAGAGACGGATCAAGCAGATGCTTTTCCTCTATCTCGACACCCATGTCAGTATCGGAATCCCACTCTCGACCGCCATCCGCAACTTTCAGAACAGCTTCGGCTTTGATGACGACACCTGGTCTTATGAGACTATCCGCAGGGAGTATAACCGGCATGGATATAGGAAAACGGTGGAGAATACCACGATTTTAGACTTTATTAACCGTATAATTTTGGGGAAGTTGTCCGAATTCGGGACAATTTCCCAGCAGGGAAAAATGGCTTATGAAAGCAATGCATTATGATTTTGAAAACGTCGGAGGATTGTTGCAGGTGATTGCCGTGCCTCCGGCCTCATTCGTGCAAATCCGTAAGGACTATGCCGCCGGTCTGAACTATCTGGAACTCCGCAACCGGGAGAATATTATTTCCATTCCGGTGTATGCCAATGACACCTATTCCTATAATGAAGACAAGGAGGTGAATGACGCGGGAGACTGCTGGAACGTTTCCATTGAAGGGGTGATTCCGAAACTTTCCCCGGCAAACCATCAGCTGATGGAGATGCTGGAGCGTGGCTTGTGGTATGTGCTGGCAGTGGACGGCAACGGGGCGGTCCATTGGTGCGGGCAGGAGGACGCACTCATGCTGTTCGCCACAAACAAGACAAGCGGACGTTCCGTGTCGGAACGGAACGGCACCTCATTCACGTTCACCTGCATCCAGGATGAACCGACCGTCTATATTGAAAACATGGAGGGAATATAACCGTACGGCTTCCTTTACTGACACGCAACATTCTTTCAGTCAAACATTTATCTGTCCGCTGACGGTACCCAATGTCCTTGGGTACCGTTTTTTTTGCGTTTTTCTTTGCGCAAAAATAAGTTTTATGAACGAGACAGTTATCACATTATTCGGAGCGATTGACCGTTACTGGTACAACAAAAACTATCTGAAATACTTCCTTGACAAGGCCAAAGGCCAGCCCGTACGCCTGAAGGTTTCCAGTTATGGCGGTGATGTGGCCGAAGCGGTCGCCATGTCCGCCCTGATGGCCGAGCACGGCAATGTGACGGTGGAGTTCATCAGCTTCAACGCTTCGGCGGCCACCATATTGGCGTTTGGCGCCAAGTCCATCGAGATGCACGAGGACGGCATGTGGCTGGCGCATAAATGCAGCCTGGGAGTGGACATCTGGGGCCAACTCAATGCGGACCAGTTGGAGGATACCATCAAGGAACTGCAGAACAAGAAGAAGAGCGCGGAAGCCATTGACCTGATGATTGCACAGAAGTACATCAACCGTAGCGGCAAAAGCCTGAAGGAGATTATCACCCTGATGGAAGAGGAACGCTGGATGCCTGCCGCCGAAGCCAAGGAATGGGGATTCATAGACAAGATCATTCCCGGTACCCATAAAAAGCCGCAGGTGACCAATGAAATGACCGACTGCTTCACCGCGCTTGGTATACCGTTGCCGGCTATCGATTCGGAGGAGAAGCCGGAACCGGAAGGCCGTGACAAAAACTTGGTCTCCCAGATTATCGACGGTATCAAAGGGCTGTTTCCTACCGGCAACAAGACTGACATTTCTAATTCAAATACAGTTATGCGTAAAGAATTTACTTTCATCAACCAGATCCTCAACAGCGAAGGCATTGAGGAAAAAGACGGCAAGATGTTGCTTACCGTAGAGAATCTGCAGGCCATCAATGACGCCGTCAAGGCCGCCAACGAAGCGAAGGCCAAGGCAGAGAATGACCTGGCTGTCGCCAACACTGCCAAGGAGACTGCCGAAAACAGTCTGACGGCAGTCGTGAATGACCTTGACAGCCTGAGTGACAGCATCAAGAATGCCGCCGACAACAAGGCCAAGGTACAAGTTATCCGTGACATTGTCGCCAAAATACCCGGAACGGGTACCGACAGCCATCGGGAAGCGAACGAAGACAACAAGTTTGCGGACATCGCCACAGACCCGATCAACAGTTTTGAGAATGAGTAACACTAAACTATTCTATTATGGATTTTAAAGCACCTATTGACATTACCGCCGTTCTGACCGCGGTAAAAAAGCACAAGGACATCCTGAAGGCGGTCGACAAGCTCGACGCCTCAGAGGTGTTGAGACATTTCACTCCGGTACCGGGCATAACCGACTCCCTTGAACTGGGCAAGGTGGAGGGCGGAAGTATCTCCGGCAAGTACACCGGCAAATTCACTGCCGGAAAGTATCTGGGCAAGATTGTTCCCCGACGTCTGGTAGTGCGTCCCGTTGTAATGGAGATGTCCGACGAGCCTGAGCGCTACCGACGTACCTACATCGCCGAGGTTCCCGGTACACTCCGCAAGGAACACCCGTTCGAGCTGTGGCTGATCAACCACGGGCACGAACTGGCATCCAATGACCTGCTGTTTGCCATTTTCACGGCAAAATACAGTGCGGATGAAGAAAAGACGGACATTCAAGACTCTTTCGACGGTATCGGTACCATTATCACTGAAGGCGAAGCTGTCGGGGACATCTCCAGTGCCGAAGGTAATGTGTATGCTACCGGTGAGCTGACACTTGCCAATGTCGGCGAGAAACTGCTGGATATGTGGCGCCACATGCCGCGTACCTTCAAGCGCAAGAAGAACATCAAGATGTTCATCAGCGATGACATCGGTGACATGTATGATGACTGGCGCAAAGGTGAAGGCGTGATTGTCATCGGACTCAAGGAGGACACTTCCGACACGCAACACCTGCTTGGTTCCAACAACCGCTGCGAGCTGGTGCGTGTTCCGAACCTTCCCGACGGCAGCCAGTTCGTCATGCTGACCACCAAGGAGAACGTATGCTACGGTTTTGACAAGGAGAGCGACTTCAAGTCCATCAAGCCGTTCATGTCCGGCAATCCCTATACCTTCGACGCTGCGGGCAAGTATGTGATCGGCTTCCAGTTCGTGTCTGTGCACAAGTCCGAGTTCTGCGTCAACGACCGTCCGGTGGACCCGGAAGGGACCAATCCGTTCGGATACATTGAAGTGACCATTACGCCGGATGAAGCGGCCAACAACGGAGGCAAATGGCGTATCCAGGGCGAGGAAGCCTGGCGTGAGTCCGGCACGTATGTGGCTGTTCCCGGTGGAAAGGAATATACCGTCGAGTTCCTGGAGGCTGCCGGATACACCACTCCTGCCGTGCAGAAGAAGACGCCCGCTGCGGGTGCAGTAGAGAAAGTGACGGGTACATACGTTGTTAAATCTTAAAAAATGGCGTGATTATGGCAGAAGTAGACCCTAAATTATGTATTGCCCTTGATGACATCAACGAGGCAATGGACTGCGAGAACCAGGACAACATGGGCGGTATCATACCGTCCGTCATCTTCGGTTATCATGCGGATGTGGCGACCTGGCCGGACTACCCGAAAAAGACGGAATCCCCTCTTTCTCTTGAAGAAGCCGGTACATTGGTCGGTGACCTGGTCATGAAGGAAGGCTGCAGGGCATACAAGATGGATTTCACCGACGAGCTGGCCGAGTTCAAGATTACCGACCAGGGAGAAAGCGGCGGGGAATCGTTCCTGATGGACCTGAATATCATTTCGGCCAAAATGCGGAAGAAGATATTCGGTTTTGAGAATGCGACCAAAGGGCGCAAGATGTTCTTTATCGTGACCGACAACAACGGCACGAACTACCTGATGGGTGACAAGCGGCGCGGCGCGCTCCGTGCGTCGGGTGATGGTGCCACTACCGGAGCAAGCTCCACTGCCCGCAACCAGAACACCCTCCACTACACCTTTACCGCACCGCGCAAATGTGTGTATGAGGGAGACACGGAGGACATCCTGACTGTAAAAGCCGCATCAGAAGTTCCATAAGACTTTTTTGTTCATGATTGGTTGTTCATGTCCGTCTCTCGCTCTCACGCAGGGGCGGACATTTTGTTTTGTCCTATTCCGACAACAAAAATCGCAATAGCTTTGCGTATCATCAAAAAACAACGTACATACAATGTCAAAGATTACACAGAACTACATTGAGGCGCGCAGGGACGGCATCAAGTGGCTGAACTCGCAGAAACGTGATTACAGCACCGGTGTGAATATCCTGACCCGTTCTGGATATAAGGGGTTTGTCGCCGCACGTCTGGCACGCCAGGGCGAAAAGCCGCATACCCGCGAGAAGCTGGAATACGAGATCCGGCAGATGATCAAGGTGTGGTACCATCCGGATGATCCGCGCTTTGAGGATGTGGACCTGGCAGATGATGCAATGCCGGGCAATGACGGGCGTTCCGAGACGGTTCCCGAAGAGACGGCTGCCGCCATTGTCGCCGTTGCGGAGAGGGAACTGGCGCGTGAGGCGGACGAACAGCCCGCCTATCCTCCGGTGATGGCCAAAATCATCTATGACTTCCGGGAATGCTACAACGAACGTTCACGCCAGCACCGGATGCTTGCCGCACTGGGTGAGACAAACACGCAGGCTGTATGCACGCAGCGCAAGGATATTGTCGCCCGTATAGCCTTTCTCTCCAACCGCATGACACTGCTGGCTGCCATCAAAAGGCAGTTCGAGCAGGACAAGGAACTGCCGACTGACAAGCAGCTGGACGAACTCTACAAAAAAGCGGATACCCCCGAAGAAAATCCGGAAAAGGAAGAGGACGAGACCGACATCAGTTCCCTATCCGTGGAAGAACTGAAGAAAGCGAAATCCAATGCCAAGAGCAAGATTACCAAGGCAAGGAACATGCTGCTGTACTCTTCGGAAAGCAAGCCCAAGGATGGCAAGGAGAATCCCCTTCCCGACTGCCCCAAACGCGTGAAATACGAGAAGAAGGTGGCTGCCCAGGAAGCACTGGTGGAAAGGATAGAATATCGTTTGGCAGAACTGCAATAGGTTATGTTGGTCTGTTGCAGCGAGATTGAGAATAAGATGATGCCGGTGGATGATGCAGTAAGTCCTATGCAGGGAGACCGATACCCGACAGGCTACATCCGCCGAACGGATGCGGCAGCCTCCGGCCACGACCTGGCTGCGGAGAAGCTGCTGCATCCGGACGCCATGGGGGTGCTGGTACCCGGCAGGGACAAGCATTTCTACTCTTCAGGGGCGTTCAACCTGATCCAGTTGATTTTCTATATTCTCAGACAGACGGGGCCGGCACACCTGCTGCTTACCACCTATTCCATCTCCATGGACAGCATTACGGCGATCCACCGGAAAGTGGAAACGGGCGAGCTGTTGTCAGTGCGGTTCCTGATAGACAACCGGGTACGCAGCATATCACCCAAACCGTTCGATTATCTGGTGACCACGTTCCCGGACTGCTACCGTTGCCTCGCGCTTCATGCGAAGGTGGCGCTGCTGTATAACGAGGACTGGAAGATTACCGTAGTGGGCAGCCAGAACGCCACGCACAACCCGAAGCTGGAACGTGGAATCATCCATACCGGCAGAGATATTTTTGATTTTGACTTTAAAATGCTGAATGATGAATTTGACTCAGGAACAACGTGAGGAGATAGAGAAGATGGCCTATCGTTTGATCCCTCCGGGGCTGATAGCCATCAATATAGGTGCCGATGAGACGGACTTTCTCGCGGAACTCCGCACACCGGGCACCGAAGTCCGGACCGCCTTCTACCGGGGGCATCTTCGCCAGACGGTTGAACTCCGGGAGTCACTCATCAAGTCGGCCGTCAATGGCAGCAACCCGGCACAGCAGGAGCTTATCAAGTTCATCAAATCGCAACAGCAGTATCTTGAGTATGAATAACAACCGTCTGACGGCATCCAAAAGCAAGGCCGCACTGGAGGAGCAATCCTACGACCTTATACAGCAGCACATCATCGACCCGGAGAACAGTCCGCTGCCGGAGCATCTGCGTGTGCAGTGCAACCGGGTGCTGCAGATAGCACGCCTTTTGGATGACTATCCGAACGAGAGCCACATCATCAACATCATGCTGGCAAAATACCGTATCTCGCGTACCCAGATAAGGAAGGACATCGCCCTGGCAAAAGAGCTGTTCAAGACACAGCACCAGTTCGATTGGGACTTCTGGTATGCCTGGATGATCAAGGACCAGATTCAGCTTATCCGGGATTGCAAGCTCAAAGGTGATCTCAAGCAATGGAACAACGCCAAGAAAGTGCTGCATCAGATGATTGGTGAGAAGCCGGCTTCCGTTGAGGACCCGCGACGCATGGAGAAGAATGTATTCTACATCCAGATCAACAGTATGGGGCAAAAGGTGGATATTCCCCTGAATGCCATCCGCAACCTTTCCCAGGAAGAGCAGAAGCTTTTGGTAGATTCGATGTACACGCCTATCGACGACGCACAAGCTGAAGAAATAATGAACTCATAACAGATTACCCATGAAAAAATTGACAAACAAACGACTCATCTCTTACTTGGTTGACCATAAGCACATTGATATGGTATCGGTCAGCAAGATACAGATT